CTAGAAGTACCGTTTGTAGCATCGCCTAAATCACGCATTCTACCCGAAGTTCTGTTAATAGCTGTATCTGCCTCGGATATACCGCCTGCCATAGTTCGTGCGCTATTACGGATGTTCCCCATGCTAGCCTCCGCTGCTTTAGCGCTATTTACTACGTTCTTATTAAACTTATCCATCGCTGCCTCTGCCGCCGCAAAACCGGCTATAAACGCAGTAGGATTAGCGGTTAAATCCGCAGATATCGTATACTTAGTCGCCATTAATCGTCCTCCCCTCCTATAGTTATTCCGTTAAGAATGTTTTCTGCGTATTCTTTCGATAGCCTAAACTTCTCAACGGTTTCAGAATTAACCGGCTCTTTCTTGACGATGTCTAAATCGCCTAAAATCTGACGTTCCGTTTCCTTTCGGTCGAATAAATCTTTGAACGATTTAATCAACGGTTTACCGTCTTTATCGAATCCACCGGACATTGCCGTGCTGTACGCTTGCGTGTACATCATTTCTAAGTCGTCTATGTATCGCAGTAACGATCCGTGCCTAAGCGCTTTATATTCTGCAATAGTCATGTGCTTAATTACGTTTACATCGTTAATGCCTAAATATCGGTAGCAGTCGCTAAACAGTTCGGCGTAAGTAAAACGATTAGCTTCTTTGTTTGCGATTTCTGCTTCGCGTGTAGTTTCGTTTACTCTTCGTTCGGAATCGTCTGCACGACTGCCTCGAAGATGTGATTGTACAAACCCACGTTTTGTAATGCCTCGATACATTCTTGCGCCAATGAAGCGAATCCGCCTGCTTTAACCGCTAATTCTTGAATCGCTTTATTAAGGTCTTTATCGCTGTATGACTTCGTTTTAACGTCTACTAATCCAGCTTTGAAGAAGTCTACGATCGCTTGAATGCTTACTGCCGCTAATTGTCCGTATAGAATTTGAACGCCTAGTCCGAATTCAGCATCTAAATCGTTCATAACGTTCTGTTTAAATTTATATTTCGAATCTAGCGCTAAAGCAAAGCCGATTCCTAAGTCTAATTCGTATGTAGTGTCTTTTATTTTAATATCCATCCGTTTATCCTCCGTTATATGTATATTTAATCGAAAAGAAAGCGAAGTAGTGCATACTACCCCGCCTGTCTGTTTCTGCTATCGTCCGCTATTATTGAGCAGCCGTAGCTAACGCACCAAAGTCTTGGAATGCGTATTGAACTGCCGTGAACTGTTCCGGTGTTAATGTAACTTCGCCTTCACGCGGAGATAAGTTTACTGCGAAAGTAGTCGATAACTCTGTATATCCGTCAGTACCACTTGATGTATTATAAGTCGTTAACTTACCTTGCATATACGTAGCAGGATATTTACCCGATTCGTTAGGCTCTGTAATATCGACTTCCCACGCTTGTAGCATTTTATCTTTTACGTACGCGTCTTTAAGCAATTGATGAGTTTTATCGTTACGCACTACGTATGACGTAATGTCTAATGTAGCGTTCTCCGATCCTGTATCTTTTAACGTACCGTCTTTCGTGTTTTCTTCGATTGACTCACGCTCACGAGATAACTCATGTTCAGTTTGGAACGCTAAGCGTAACTGATTACCGTCTGTAGTAGTATCGTCCATCGCTTGGAAGAATAATACCGTCTTAGTACCTTTAGACACCGTTTGATTAATCGCCATTTATTTAGTCCCCTTTTTCGTTTATATTTCGTTTATTTTGATATGCGCTAACTCCACGAGTACGTCCGTGTAGCTGCGTATACTGTTCGTTTCGTCTTCCGCAAGAGTTCCGAATGGAATCGTTATTGCGCTGTTAATCTTAGATACGCTATAGTATCCGAGTATATCGCCCTGCTCATTCATTAACGGAAGTTTATGGTATAATAGAATCTCCGTTATCTTTCCGTTAGTGTCAGCGTGCCTAACAACGTCCTTAGAGTAACTTGCGATGTTTAAGTAGATGTTCTCCGTCACTAAATCGTCTAGTTTCGTCTGTTCCGTAAATCCCGAATTAACTAACTCGATACCGATAAAGTCTTCGCTTTCCGGTAAGATATAACCGGGATAACGCCAAACACACGGAATGCCGAGTTGCTCTTCGAGATACACACGTAGACCGATAATAAAGTGCTTATACGTAATACGTTCTACCACGCTTTATCGACCACCCTTTGTAATCTCGGCACAATCTCCATCTCCGCCTCGTTGACGGGAATTGTAACGTAATATCGTTTATTCTTATGCTCGAAGTTTTGTCGCCAATAATACGGTACAGTATCGAGATTAGCGAGTATCTGCCAATGTAACGCACCTGCGTGATGTGCGCTATCGCTTATCGTGTTTTTAAGCAATCCTGTATCTACCGGCGCTCTATTCGCCATCTTCTGCGTAGTGGCCTTCGTTAGTTCGCCTAATTCAGCGTCTACGTCCGCGATAACTTTCGTTACCTTTGCCGTACTTATATCGTTCTGTAACCGCCTTATATCGCCACCGAGTTTAACGCGTATCTTCATGTCGTCTTCTTCCCTACGAATTCATGTCGGTTATAAATACCGATTCCTTTCGGGTCTTCGGACACAACCGAATATTTGTCGCCACGATGGTACATATAAACGATTTTTCTAGCGTCAATTCCTTCGAGTTCTTCAACCGCAATACTAAACCATACATCGCCTTCTATCGCTTCTGCTTGGTCACGTAAACGTCTTTCAGCAGCAACACGAGAAGTACGATCATTAACGACTGACATTACTGTCTTGCGCAATGTAGTGTACTCAATAACGCCTGTAGCCATGTTCTTCTTACCTTCGGAACGATACTCGATTTCTATCGGTCTTTTGCGTAAGTGCACGATTTCTTTGCGGGTTTCTTTCATAAAGAGTATATCTTCGTTTGTAAGCATTAACTACGCACCTCCACGACTTCTAACCACGATGTACATTGCGGATGCGGATAATAGATAATCGAGTCAGTCGATTTATATACGCCTTTACCTTTACCGTATTTGTCAGCGTTAGCTAATGGATAGCATTTGTGATATCTACGTCTAGGATGTCGTGGGAATGACTCGTGAATGCGAATCCAATCGTATCCGTTTGCGTCCGTAGTCTTACCGAACTGAAATCGATATGCGTTATAGACTTCTGACTCAACGATTCGTCTAACCGTCCAATCAGTATCTTTAAACGTATCCCTCACGTTACTAACAATCGTACTAATATCATCTCCACCTAATACGCCTTGACGGATATACTTACGAATGTCCGTCATTGTATTCGATGTAGATATCTTTACACGCTGTTCTAACGTCTTATCTCCGATAACAACTGCTTTACCGAGTTCCTTCTCGACATTAACAATCGCTTTCTTACGAGCGCTATCTAGTTCGTCAACCAACGATTCAGCAGTCATGTTTACTGCGTCCTTCATTGCGTTAATTACACCGTCGTATAGTATGTCGTTATACTTTCGTTCTATACGGTCTATCTCCGCCATAATCTTGCTTAACTGCGATGTGTTTACGGTAGTACGTTTTATCTGTCGGGGTTTACCGTTATCGCTAACCGTAGATATCGTTTCAGTCTTAGCAAAGGCGTTAAGGGTATCGATTAAGATAACACTCAACGCTGCTAATTCTGCGATAATATCTTCCTGCGCCTGTTGATTCGTCTCTTCTACGCTATTAGCGAGTTCTTGCATCTAAGTGAGGCGCTCGCTTTCTAACCGTAAAGAAACTATGCCTGCCCGAAAACTCATCGTCATACAACGCTTTAGCCTCCGACCAATCACGTCTTAAATCGTTTGCATACTTTCTGTATTGATCGTATACTTCCGACTTATCAACCGACTCTTCCCCGTCTTGATACTTGAACGCTAGGCGTGCGTTCTTCTCGTCTTCTTTCGCAAGCAGATATTCCGTATACATCGTAATTAAATTCTCTTGTGACGCAGTATAATCTAAATCGATAGAAAAGCCGTTAGCTAGGACGGCTCTTTCGACTATCGACTGCTCAATTTCTAATTTCGTAGCAAGCGCTTGTACGTCCATGCTAACGACCTCCTACGATTATTTATCGTCTTTTTTAGGCGCTGCTTTGCGTGCAGGTGCTTTCTTTTCTTCTAGCACCTCAACATAGCCTAACGCCTCTAATCGTTTAGCGTCTTCGGCAGATACTTCGAGTTCATTACCCGAAGTAACTCCGTTGACAACTGCGTCTAATACTTTAACTTTCGCCATATCTGATTACCTCCCGTATTATGCTCCGATAACGTCTGCGTGTAATACTAGCGTTGGATTTTCTAAGATAGCGAATCCACTTTGTGCTACTTCGATGATTGAACGCTTAGGTGTACGCTCGTCATACGCTTCTAACGTAGCAACCGGTGCGAAGTTGTCTGCGTCCGGGTTAGGGCCTGTTAAGAATACCCCTGCGCCTTTAGATGCGAATACGATACGGTTTTCCGGGAATACTTCGATTACTTCGTTTTCTCCCGTATAGATATCTTTAACTTCGATTGACGTTTCTTCTACTAATACTACTTCCGGTAATCCATAGCGAGACAATACTTCGTTTACTTCTGCTAAAGATACGCGAGTAGCGTTTGGTACTGCCGGACGTGCTTCTGCAATAATCGTTTTGTTGTCCGTTAGTAAGTTAAGGACTTTACGAGTTAAAAGCATTGATTCCGGTTTCTTACCGTTTGACTTACGATATACTTCGACCCAACCTAAAAGGTCTCCGATTACGTCGCGGTCAGCAACTTGCCAATCCGATCCGCTTAGTAAAGCGATTTTGTGTTCCGCAGGAATACCGTAGTCAAGAGCGATTTTAACTCCGTTCTTGTTGTATTCGTTTTTACCTAATGCTAGCGCCTTAAGTTTTTCAACACGGATACGTAATTTTAATGCGTCCACTAAGTCAGCAGAACGGTTTAATAACTTGTCTACAACTGCGTTCTTTTCTCCGTTAGAGCGCGCTTGGTGGATTGCGTATAATTCTTCGATTGTGATAACGTCTTTTAAACCGAAGTGCGCTAATTCGCCCATTTTGCTTGCAGTAGCGTGACGGTCAACAACCGGCTTTTCTGCGCCTAGACCAATCATACCTGCGATGTGTTGTGAACGTTGGATAATGTCGTATGCGTAGTGAGTGTTATATGTTACTTCGTTTCCAATGAACGATTCAACAAATTGTAACTCCTCAAAGTCTGCCTTCATTGATTCGTCGATAAATCCGCGTAATGCCGGTTTTTGTAATTCTTTTAAATGCGTAATACCTGCCATAATTTAACAGTCCCCTTTTAATCGTTTATTTTTCGTTTATTATTCGTTTTTTATTTTGTGTGAGATACATAATGAATGTTTGGATTAGCGTCTTTAAACGTTTGGTCTACCGTAGCAGGCAATTTAGCCTCGTATACAGACCCTTCGATGATAATAGCGCCTACAACGTAATTAACGCCTTCTTCTTGCGCTTTGTTTTCGAAGTCTTCGTTTAAGATACCGAATTGGTCGTGCGTAGCTTTATCCGCAGAAGTTACGATTTCAAAGTAACCAGTCGCTTTATTGCGTGCTACTAATGATCCTACGGGTACGATTCCTACCGGTAATGCAGATGATTGAAACGTTGCGCCACCGTGTACGTATTGAACGTGTTCTGATGCTAAAATGTTTTTACCGCCTTTAAATTCAGTACGGCTAGTTTGTAATGAATATGCCATTTATATTGCTCCTTTTTCGTTTATATTTCGTTTAAAGAACGCTAATTAACGTCCTAAACGGTTAAATAACTCTCGCCCTACCTCGTCGTCGCCTTTTTGCTCTGATTCTTTCTTATCGCCGAAACCGGCGTTAGGGTCTTTATATGCCGCTTGCTTTGCTGCTACGAAATCGTTATATACGTCTTCAATCGCCGTATCTAATTCTTCGTCAGTCTCCGCAAGTTTATCGACATACTTCGAATACTTGATAACTTCTTCGCTAGTTAAACCTTTCGCAAGTAACTTCGAATTAATCGACTGCTCACGTTCAGCTTTCGCTTTTTCTGCACGCAATAACTCGATTTCTTCGTTAGCCTTATCGAGCAGCTCTTTATACTGTCCTTGCTCTTCTAGGCGAGCCTTTTCTGCTGCTTCGTCTGCGTCCTTCTTAGCGCGGGCTAATCGGTCTTTTACGATACGGTCGATATCGTCTTGCGTAAATTTCTTTTCTACTTCTTGCTTATCCGGCTTATTCACGCCACCTGCATCGTTACCTAAATCGTTATCAACGATGTCAGATTCGTTAGGATTGCCGTCCTCCTCCGAAAAGAATTGTAAGTTTAATCGCAGTTTATCTTCCATTCAGTTACCTCCGTTTTAACTCCGTCGAGTATAGTA